CTGTACGTACCTTGAATTCGGTGAACTAATTGTTCCTCTACCTGACGTTGAATCTGACTCTGATTCGATGCCCGATCTGGTAGATGATGGAGACTCTTATTGTTCCTACTGTTGCTTGTGGTCTCACTGCAGGCACTGTGGAACTGGCGACCGTCATCCTTGTGATGATTGTCGTTGAGTCTGATGAACAGAAAAGACCCCTATACGCGAGGCTTGCTATAGGTCTGTTCACACCATATGAGTGTATTGCCCTGAACACGGCGTTAAACTGTCCATGGGGTTGTTAGATTTAGTACCCAAAACGGTGCGTTTTGGTAATGAAGTTACCAAGTCTGGTATACTGTCGCTGCAAGAGGCTTAACCTAGGTTTTGCATTCAAGTTTGAATTAACTCGGAGGTGGACAGCAGACCGCTTAATAGTTCCGTACTAAGGTCCTTGTGATCGGAATGTCGACAGACTACACGGGTACCCGTATGTCGGTTCTAACAATGTATAGTCGCTCTCTGGAGAGAGAGGGATCCCATACTAAACACTCATGAATACCTTGAAAGGTAAGACTCCCTCTTCAGTCTCAAAATCGAAGGGGAAAAAGAACGTGAATCAGAAGAAAAAGTCTTCCAATTCAAAATTGCGCGGTGATTTGAAATCCGCGCCTGTCATCCAGTCCCGAACTGTTCGAACTGGCCGACCTTATGTATCTTCGTCAGATTCCTCTGGCGATGGCCGTGTGTTCATCCGGCATCGCGAATATGTTTCTGATGTTTTCGGTTCCGTGGACTTCGCGGTCCAAGGTTTTCCGATTAATCCAGGGATCCCTTCTCTGTTTCCTTGGCTTTCTACCATTGCCAACCGGTATGAGTCGTACCTATTCCGTAAGCTTCGTTTTGAATATGAAACCTCGGCTTCCAGTATGACTCCTGGGTCTGTGATGTTGGCTGTTGATTTTGACGCCGCCGACTCCGCTCCCTCTTCCAAGCAGCAGCTTATGTCTTATCATAATGCTGTACGATCTGGTGCTTGGGAAGAGTGTTGCTACCGTTCCGATGGCCCTGACTTGAAAAAGTTCGGTGTCCAAAGGTATTGCCGTAGCAGCCCTCCCGGTCCGAATCTCGATATCAAGACTTACGATGTCGGGAATCTCTTTTTGGCGACTAAAGGTGAAAGTGATACATCTGTGATCGGTGAACGCTATGTCTATTATGACGTTGAGCTCATGACTCCTCAAATTGCTGAAGCTCCTGGTCTGTCTATGGAACACATTGAGTGCTCTCCTGTGACGATTGACCAACCTTTGGCGAATCCAATCTATTCAGGCTCTTCTTATGCCGTTGTTCGTGGCGTAAGTACTCTTGATTTTGGCGTTACTAGTGGGACGTTTCTTATCTCTCTTTTTGAGACTGGAACTGTCTTCAATGGAAATAACGTTGACGCTACCGTTACCGGCGGCGCCACTTTGACGCAAATTGGATATACTGGTGCCGTCTCTCCTGACGGTCTCCATGGTTTGTGGGAATTTGAGTTGCAATGTGTTGGTGCTCCTACCACACTTGCTTTTGATTTCGTTACTCCGTTCTGTGCGAATACGATTACCTCGTCTTCTATCAGAATTGTGTCTTACTAAAGATCACCGGAGTCCCTTGGATGGACTTTAAAGATCCTCGCACGGAGTGTCTCAGGCTGACACTATAATTGGAGCCTACCGCGCATATCTCAGTTGCCTTTTGCGACTTGAGGGGTGGGATAGAATCCCACTGGGGAACACCTGGCTATGCAGTAACGACGATGATGAAGGGTTCTTATCCTGATGTTCGTCTAGCCTGTGTGGAGAGTGTTCTATTGTGATTAGAGCGTAG